TGGACGGAGATTGACATTGAAGCCTTCAAGCGCAAAAAACAAAGGAAGACTGCTGCAAAAGTTGGTAGTGCAAAAACTAAGAGATACTTTCAAGCTAAGCGAACATGATTGTAAAAGCACACCAATGGGTACACAGGGCGAGGATGTCTGGCTCTCGACGAATGCACTGGAACGATTTAGGTACGGTATTGAGTGCAAGAACAGAGCAAGAATCGCAGTCTACACTGACTATGAACAAGCAATACGGCACTGTGAAGGAAAAGACAAAGAACCCCTCTTAGTCATCAAGCAGAATAGATCTGATCCTTTAGCACTAGTTAGTCTTAATCACTTCATAGAACTAGCTGAGAAGGCTAAACTGTGGGAAACACACCTGAAGAAACAGACTGTAGAGGAAAGTAAACAAGCCACAAGGATGAGAAAGGTTTATGGCAAACATTAAAGTAGATTACATCAACCATATGGGCGATGATTTAACAGTAGTTAATGCTGCTCGTGTTAGCTTTGATAAAGAGTCAGAGGCTGTTAGTTGGTATGACATAGAGCAAAGCAATCATTACTTTCCTTTACCAGTGTTAGATCCTAAAGATGTCAAGCTTATTAATTACCTAGCTAAGCACAACCATTGGAGTCCCTTCAGTCATTGTTTTATTCAGTTCAGGATCAAAGCACCGATCTTCGTAGCTAGGCAGTTGATGAAGCATACGGTAGGACTAGCCTGGAATGAAGTAAGCAGACGTTATGTTGATACCTCACCAGAGTTCTATCAGCCTACTTACTTCAGACGTAAAGCACCAAATGTCAAGCAAGGAAGTTCATCAGAACCAGTAAAAAGTCACACTGATTGGAATGCAACAGTTGACAAATACACTGCTTATATGGTAACATTGTACGACCTAATGCTCAAGGAAGGTATTTGCCCTGAGCAAGCTAGGATGATACTCCCCCAATCCATGATGACTGAATGGTATTGGAGTGGGAGCCTTTACGCCTTTGCTAGAGTATGTCAATTAAGATTAGCAAAGGAAGCCCAAGCAGAGACAAGGATCGTTGCAGAGAACATCTGCCGAGTCTGCTCTGAAGTATTCCCTAATGCCTGGGATGCCCTAATGAATGGAGATGATGATGAGTGATAGCAGAATTAGTTTTCATGTGACAATAATGTCAGAAGAAACCGAAAAAGAACAGAAGTTCAATGCTGATTTTGGTTACCCGCTAGACTACATGGTTAAGATCAATGCTGCCTACGATGATGGTATTGTATGGACTAAGTTGTTAGAAAGAGCATGTGAAGCTATCGGTGCTTACTACGGTTACGATATAAAAAACAAAGTATTTGTTGAACAGTTCGGAAAGATCGTTAATATCTTCGGACACGATGATCCGTCACACTATAGTACAGACTCAGACGCTGACTCAGACGCTGATGAGAATCCTGCTACTTGATATCGAATCAGCACCTAACACTGCTTATGTCTGGGGTTTATTTCAACAGAACATCAGTATCAGTCAGATTGTAGACAGTAGTAGTGTTTTGTGTTGGTCCGCTAAGTGGTATCAAGGTGATCAGTTAATGTTCAGTAGTATCCTAAATGGTAAGAAGACTATGCTAAAGAAGATTCATAGTCTCTTAGACGAATGCGATGCTGTGGTACATTACAATGGAACTAGGTTTGACATACCTACACTTAATAAAGAGTTCCTCGAGGCTGGTATGTCTCCTCCAGCACCTTACCATCAGATTGATCTGTTAAAGACTGCTAGAAAGGAATTTAGGTTTCCTAGTAACAAGCTGGATTATGTAGCTAGAGCGTTAGGATTAGGCCAGAAGACTAAGCATGAAGGCTTTGAACTTTGGATCAAGTGTATGAACAAAGACAAAGCAGCATGGGAAGTCATGGAGCAGTACAACAAACAAGATGTAATCTTACTGGAAAAAGTCTATGAGCGATTTCTTCCCTGGATTCGAACCCACCCGAACATCTCAGTCTCAGGGGATCATCGGAGCTGTACAAGATGCGCTAGTATCAATCTACAAAGACGAGGGTTTAGTACCTCCCTCACAGGAAAGTACCAACGCTATCAATGCCAGGACTGTGGTGGATGGCAACAACAAAGAAGGAGCGAACCAATTGCTGCCGAAATACTCAAACCAAGCTAAACAGGTTGGTGGTGATCATTACAAGCAGACAACACTACAACCTTGGGATGTTATCTCAGCATGGTCATTAGACCCTTGGTTAGCTAATGTTGTTAAGTATGTACAGAGACATCAGCGAAAGAATGGTAGAGAAGATCTACTTAAAGCAGTACACTATCTGGAGTATGTGATTGAGAACTATGACTTAGTAAAGAGTAAGTACTATAAGGAGTGACTATGGCTTTAACGATTCTGGACTTATTTGAAAAACTTAAGAGACTGGATGAAATATCTCTACTTGAGATATTGAACATAACAGCGGAAGAACTGGTAGACAGGTTTGAGGACAGAATCGAAGCCATGTTTGACCAACTTGTTGACGAAATAGATGACACCGAAGAGGACGAAGAATGAAGTTAAATAACTACTCAAGTTTTATCCACAAAAGCCGCTACAGTCGCTTCATTGACGAACAAGGCAGACGTGAGAACTGGAGTGAAACAGTTGAACGCTATATGGCATTCATGAAGAAACAACTGTTAGACAAACACAAGTATGAGATCCCACAACACATCTACAAGACAGTGCATAAAGCAATTCTAAACATGGATGTTATGCCTTCGATGCGTTGTATGATGACTGCTGGAGAGGCACTTGAGCGTCAGAACATTGCTGGTTATAACTGTAGTTATCTGCCTATCGACGATCCTAAGTCCTTTGATGAGGCGATGTACATCCTCTTATGCGGTACAGGTGTTGGATTCTCAGTAGAGGCTAAGTATGTTAATCAACTCCCTGAAGTCCCTGATCAGTTATTCGATAGTAAAACTACTATCGTGGTATCCGACAGCAAAGAGGGCTGGGCTAAAGCATTACGACAACTCATTGCTTTACTATACGCTGGAGAAATTGCAACCTGGGACGTATCCAAAGTTAGACCTGCTGGCTCAAGACTTAAGACCTTTGGAGGCAGAGCTTCTGGTCCAGAACCCCTCGTTGAACTATTCAAATTTGTTATTAGGAAGTTCCAAGCGGCCAAAAATCGTCGTCTGTCGTCCCTTGAATGCCATGATATTCTGTGCAAGATCGGGGAGGTTGTTGTTGTGGGTGGTGTGCGGCGTTCTGCGATGATCTCTTTAAGCGATCTTAGTGATGATCGTATGGCACACGCTAAAGCAGGAGCATGGTGGGAACAACAAGGACAGCGTAGTCTTGCTAACAACTCTGCTGTGTATGATGTAAAACCTTCAGTAGGGCAGTTCATGCGTGAGTGGTGTTCGATCTATGACAGCCATTCAGGTGAACGTGGTATCTTTAACAGAGATGCATCGAAGAAGCAAGCAGCTATCAATGGTCGTAGAGACCCTAACCATGACTTTGGTACGAATCCTTGCTCAGAGATTATCCTACGTCCTTACCAGTTCTGTAACCTTACAGAGGTCATTGTTCGTGATACAGACACTCTTCAAGACTTGATGTACAAAGTACGTGTAGCAGCTGTTCTAGGCACTTGGCAGAGCACGATGACTAACTTTCCATACCTACGTAAGATCTGGGAAAAGAACACCGCTGAAGAACGTCTATTAGGTGTATCACTGACAGGTATCTATGATCATAAGCTACTGAATGATCCTGATGATAAAGTGTTACCAGCAAGATTGGAGATGTTGAGAAATGAAGCAATCGTTGCTAATGAAGTTACAGCAGAAGCTCTTAATATTCCTGTCTCTGCTGCTATCACTTGCGTTAAGCCTTCTGGTACTGTGTCTCAGCTTTGTGGCACTGCTTCTGGCATTCATCCTCAACATGCCCAGTATTACATTAGGCGTGTACGATCAGATAAAAAAGACCCTCTCACGGCGTTTATGATCGAACAAGGTATTCCTAGTGAACCTTGTGTGATGAGACCAGATAGCACTACCGTATTCTCATTTCCTATGAAGGCTCCTGAAGGTGCTATAACAAGGGATGATGTTGATGCACTATCTCACCTTAACCTATGGCGTATCTATCAGCTTCACTGGTGCGAACACAAACCATCAGTGACTATCTCAGTTAACGAGAATGATTGGCCGGCTGTAGGAGCTTGGGTGTATGATAACTTTGATATCTGCACTGGTGTATCGTTCCTACCAATGGATGGTGGTACATATAGACAAGCACCTTATGAGACATGCAGTAAGGAATCTTATGAAGACTTATTAGCTAAAATGCCTGTTAACATTGACTGGGATCAGTTAAAAGAAAACGAAGACAATGTTGAGGGAGCACAGCAATTAGCGTGTGTTGCTGGTGTGTGTGATATCTAAATAAAAAAAGGCCTCCAACAAAGGAGGCCAAACGGTCACTAAGGAAAATTATGCCTAATGTCTATGGATGGTCTTTTTTACCAGGGTTTATGTTAGGACTTTGTTACTCTGATGATTTTGTCGTAGCTGACGAGGACGGATCTGAGATCCTTCTCGAAGGGTTCTTTGTCTTCATTAACATTACCATCTTCAGCTTTGTTATTGGATGGGCTAAGGAGGAATAATGTCGCCTCTGCTTCACGACGAAGAGCAAGGCCTTTGGTTACTTTTCCTGCTGCAAGATTCCAACGCTTTAATTCTTGAACAGCTTCCTCCCATTGTTCTTGGTTTATCCTTGTTCGCATCGTGGATGATCGGAGCCTAGCTGGTCCTAAGTTGTAAGTCCAGCTAAGTATTGCAGCAGCTTTATTATGGTGTTTCGTCAACACTGGACAGGCTTTGTAGACTTGAAGTAGGAATCTCTCTGCATCAAGTTCAAACAATTCCTGTCCTCTTTCTTTTGAGATCTCAGGATCATCTAAGGTAACCCTATCACCATTCTCATACATCGTAGATCCCCAACCTATGGTGGGAACATTAGCACTACATAGATAGGGTTTACTTCTCCAGCCTTCGAATCTCTTGATTAGTGGTTCAGCAATGGCGATTACTTCTTTGATTCCCATACGCGACCTACAAACCAAAAAGTTAGAATCAAGGACAGCATACCTTCATCGTAGTTAGTCCAGCCTGATAACAGCACTGATGTCCACGAGCCATCTTGTAAGAAAGCTAGGTACAAACCTGCTATCTTCACAGCAGAATAAAAGAATACAAACCAGTACGTCACTGCTGGCCTAACCAAAGCAGATAGTGATGCTACCCACTTCCAAGCCTTACTGTCAGACTCTGCTTGTTGTTTGAATGCTTCACCGATAGCATCTAATTCATGCTCTTGTAGACGTTGATGTCCCTGCTGTAGAGCAAACTCTGCTTGCATCTTAGCGATAGAGACTTCAACATCTAACTTCTTTAGTTCATGCTCTCTTTCAAACTTCCTATCTAAAATCTTTAGGACTTCAGGGGCAAGACGAAATACACCACCGATAAGAGCACCAATGAGTTCAAACATCATTACCTCCCAACATCAAACCTAGGTAGATCTTCTTTAAAGACACCTCGTTGCTCTTGACGATACTTAACAAAAGCTTCTCTGAATTCAGGATTCCTGATATTCTCTGCCATGAATTGTTTACGTCCAGCTTCTCTAGCTTTCTCTACAATCTTCTCTATGCGTGTAGCCCTAACCCTAGGATCTTCGATACGGTTAAGCGCATCAACTCTAGGTGCTAGTGTTCGTTCTACAGCCTCACCAGTGAGCTGACGTAAGCGACTAAGCTGTTCAGCATCTAACTCCATACCATACATACGTTTAGTTACGGGCCTAATTGTCACATAAGGATTATCAAGTAGCTGTTGTACTGGTGTCTGTTCAGCTTCTCTAGCGGCTAAACCAAGTACTTGTCCTGGTGCTACTGTCTTAGGTTTACCAAGTATGTCAAACTTAGTTGGTAACTCTTCTCTTAATCCTGGTATACGATTTTTCAATGAAGCAATAGCACTATCTACTTCTTTATTAACAGGGTCTTGTAGACGTGCAGCAGAGCCTACAACAGCAGGAACTAATGAACCAACTGTATTGTTTAGGATCTGTGGTCCATAGCGTTCAGCGTCTGTAGCTGCCATGACAAAATTAGCAATACCTGCTAAGAATGTTTTCTCAACAAGGTTATCTCGCATCACTGACATAAAACCTGCTGAAGCACTTGGTGAACTTGTTCGCTTACCTACCAGAGTATCTGTAGCGGTAGATGAGTTTTCTAAGGCATTCTTCCGTAGGATGGAAATTAATGCTCT